GTAATGGAATGGGCTCGTTTAGCACACGAATCAGTAACAGGTCGTGATGGTTACTCTGACTTTTACAAGAAAGATGTAACTATGTCAGTATTAGGTCCTGTAGGTGATGTAGTAAGTGAATGGAAAGTTAAAGGAGCTTACATTAAACAAGCAACATTCGGAGATTACGATTGGAGCTCAGAAGCAGCAGCAAGCATCAGCTTAACATTAGCTATGGATTACTGTATCCTTAACTACTAAAATATTAATAAGTATCATCGAAGAACCTCTCAACCTTTGGTTGAGGGGTTTTCTTTTATATATTTATATACGATAAATAAAATTGTTATATGAGTGAAATAAAAATTCCAACAGAGGTTATATCGTTACCATCAAAAGGTTTACTATACCCAAAAGAAAGTCCATTATCATCAGGCGAAATTGAAATGTCATATATGACTGCACGTCATGAAGATATTCTAACAAACAGTAACTATATCAAAGCTGGTACTGTTATTGATAAATTCTTACAAGCAATGATTGTAACACCAATCAACTATGAAGATTTATTAATTGGTGATAAAAATGCAGTATTAATCGCTGCTCGTATTCTAGGATATGGTAAAGATTATGAATTTAAATATGTTTCATCAGGTGTTGAAAAAACAGGAAACGTTGATTTAACATTATTAGATGATAAAGAATTAAATGAATCTTTAATTACTCCACATGTAAATAGTTTTGAATTCGTATTACCAAAATCAGGTAATAAGATTACATTTAAATTATTAACACACGGTGACGAGAAAAAAATTGATGCTGAGATTAAAGGTTTAACTAAATTAAACCCGCAAGGATCATATGATTCAACAACTCGTTTAAAACACATAATTACCTCAGTAAATGGTAAAACAGATGAAACATCTATACGTGAATTCGTTGATAAATTGTTACTAGCACCCGATGCTAGAGCATTACGTGAATATTACGCTAAAGTACAACCAGATGTAGAAATGAAATTTACACCTGAGGATAGTGAGGAGGCTATCAGTTTTCCAATAGGTATTAACTTTCTTTGGCCTGACTCAGGAATATAGGTTATACTTATTTTCTCAGATACACAATATAGTATTTCATGGTAATGGTGGTTATGATTGGGAAACCATTTATAATATGCCTATATGGTTGCGTAAATTTACGTTCCACAAAATTAAAGAATACCATGATAAACAGAATGAAGAAATGGAAAAAGCTCAAGGTAGGAATAAACAATCCGCTGATGTAGCACGCCCTAACGTAGCTAACCCAACATATTCAACAAAGGCCGCTAAAAAATAGCGGTCTTTTATATTTATACCCACAATATCATTATAGATGGCTACAAAAACACCAGAAGAATTAAAAAAAGAGTTTGAAGATTATTCCCAGACTATTCTTGATGAATTTGATAAATTAAATAGAGAAATATCAAATAAAGCAACTAGTGCTAATGCTAGTTTTTTTACTTCTTTAAGTCAAAAATTAAATAGATTAAATAGTGATACTGTAAGGAATTCTAAAGAAGCTAATAAAGCTTATAATGATGCTGCTAAAGAATTAAGTAGAATAGCTAAACAAGAAGATATAATTGCTATTAAAAAACGAGAACAATTAGATAGACAAATGGCTATTGAAGCTAAAGCTTTATCTCTTAATCGTAATTTAACCAGACAAGAACAAATCCAAATAGATCAAGCTAAAGCATTAGTACAACAATATGAAATTGAAGAACAATTATTAGAAGTAGCAGGAGATACAACTAGAGAAGTTCAAGAACGAATACGGCTAGAACAACAAGTAAATAATATTAAAGAAGAACAATTAGAAAAAGAAAAAATATCATATAAAAATATAAATTTATATTTAGGTAAATTATTAG